TATCGTAAAATAACATACTGTTGTCATAAGTGCTATTCCTATAATAACGGCAATAAGCCATCCTCTGTTTCTCATCATTTTCACAAACCTCCAAAATATTTTTGTGATGTTATCTGTCACACTAAAGATGTGAACCTTAACTTCATGATAACAGTAGTATGGCTTATTATTTTTTGTTTATTCACAAAATGCCCCTTTTTAAATATTTATTTATATTGCACAAACATAAACAATGTCTCTTCTATTATAAGTTTAACAGGCATTTGCAAAACTATAATAACATTTACTTGAATTATTCTGCATCAACTCTTATGAATTTAATTCAATATACATACGCTTCAATATCTTCTTTTCAAGTCTGCTGACCTGAACCTGACTTATGCCAAGTTTGTCCGCTATCTGCGTCTGCGTCATTTCCTTAAAATATCTGTACTCAATTATCTTTTTCTCCCTGCCTTTTAATTTTTTTATAAGATTGTCGATAAGTATATGATTTATAACTTTTTCCTTTTCTCTGTCACTTACTGTTTCTTTTGCCACAATCTGGTCTACAAGCATAACCTCCCTGCCATCATCCCTGTAAACGCTCTTATAAATAGAATCAATCTCCGAATTTGCATCAAGTGCAAGTACAATATCCTCCTCCGTTATCTCCGTTGCAGCAGCAATCTCGCTTATCTTTGCATTTCTGCCTTTTTCATAGCTTATCTTTTCTGCCGCTTTTTTTATCTTCCAGCCATTTTCCCGCAATGTCCTGCTGACCTTAATCATCCCATCATCCCGCAAAAACCTCTTTATCTCGCCCATTATCATCGGCATGGCGTGTAGTATGTGCTAAAAATTCTTTAATTGTATTTCAATATCTCCATTGACAATTATTATCTTGTCAATTATACTTTTAAGTATCATATTTTTATTTCTTTTGTCGATGTTGTCCCAAACATCGGCAATTTTTTTGATGTTCTCATAAGCAACACTTTTCTTTTTATTTGCTTCTTTACTTGATAATTCAGTTTCAAGTTGTTCTTTTAAACTGCTGATAGTATCATCTGACTGTTTTATCATATCCAAAACATCGTCATTTCCATCTGCATAAAGATTAAAAAGCCTTTTGCGGCGGTTTTCTTCTTTCTTAATTTGTGACTGTATTATCTCAATTTTGCTTTGCTTTGCGACTGGCTTTTGCGATGATAAATTTAAAGATATTTTCATTATCTCAGCTTCGACTTGCTTTTCAATGTTGGCAGCCCATTCTATTGAATTATCGCAATCTTTATTATAATTCGGCAAATAAAATAAATCTTTGTTTCGTGAGCAACAGTAAATTTTTTTAGGTGCATCAGATTCACTTCCCCATTTTTGATAACGCATTTTACAGCCACACACACCGCAATAGCATAAACCTGTCAATAAATTTGGTTCTTTGTTAAGGCTAACTGTTTTCTTTTTTCTTCTGTTTTTTCTTACTTCCTGTGCAAGCTGAAATCTATCTTTATCAAAAATAGGCTCATGCAAACCTTGATATAAATTGCCTTTATATGGTATCATGCCGACATTCACTGGACTTGTCAAAATCATTTTAACAGTATGCTCATGTTTGAAATTAAGCATTTTTTTGATTGCAGCATCCGAATAGCCGTCAATAAACAAATCTAATGCTTGATTTGCTTGCTTTTTTCTTTCGGGAATGGCTACTAAAATTCCTTTTTCCTTATCATAGTTATAACAATAAGGAGTGTTGCCACCGCCCATCCAGTACCCTTGCTTCACTCTTTCCAACATACCGCCACGCATACGCAACATCATTGTGTTTTTATCAAGCTGTGCAAAAACTGCCATCATCTGAGTATATGCTTGTTCCATCGGACTGTCGTAGCTTATACTGTCATGCACGCATTTAAACAAGATGTTATTTGCTTGAAACACTCGTTCAATGATATATATTCCGTCAACCATGCTTCGTGACAATCTATCTAATTTAAAAGTAACTACACATTTTATCCTTTTTGCAACACAATCACTAATAAGCCTTTGTAACTCAGGTCTATCCATGTTTGCTCCTGTGTAGCCATCATCAATGTAGTAATCTGTAATTATATACTCATTTTTCTTACAGTAATTCTCAATGTCTCTTTTTTGACTTTCAAGACCATTGCCCTCTTCTGCCTGCTTTTCTGTTGATACTCTCATATACGCAACACATTCCATCGCTTAATCCCCCTTTATATAAAAAGAATGTGCCGCATTTATCGCACTTTACGACACATTCTAACCTCTTTTTGCTATAATGTCAATCAAGGCATGATGATATGACTTTCACAACATCAGCAGAAAGTTTTATATCTTCTGCTTTTACTTCTTTACCATCAACAGTTATCTTTACCATTTAAGCCCTCCAGTTTGCCAATCTTGTTTTTAATTTTTATTACTTTTCTATTAACAGTACGCTCGCATATCATTATATGTTCTGCAATTTCGATTATGCTTTTTCCTCTTGAAAGTAATTTGAATATATCTTCTTCTTCCTCTGTAAAATTGGCGTATTTTAAAATAAAATCAAGCTCCGGCTTAGTCAGTTCTGAAAACTTCATAAGCCATTTCTCCTATATTTCTACTTTTGGTACTGCATCAAGCAAACAATCTTTACACAGCTGCTCTCCGTCATATCCGTACAATTCTTCTACATCTTCCCCACAACAATCACATATAAGTTGAGGTATATTATGTTTCGGGCAACTATCCCCAAGGCAACCTATTTCGTTGGGGCAGTCAACGCATTCACTTTCAAATTTTATCATCTTGCTTACCTCCAAATAATAGATTGTTATTCCTTTTCCATACATCTGTATTTCTAAATTTAGGTAAACAGCTTACAGCTTTTGTTGCACACTTTACGCACAACTTCCCGTCTCTATCAAGGAGGTTTCCACAGCGATAGCAAAGTCCGTAAGCTGGTCTTTCACTTCTTGTTATGCCTACTTTTTCTTGCTGTTTTCGTATTTCTCTGCCTTTCTTGCGTCTTTTCTCGAGACATTCTTCACAATGTATATGTCCCTCTGCACGCTGTCTTATTTTACACATTACGCAAAGATTTTGCTCATCATAACGCTGTCTTGCTTTTTGATAAACTTGTTTATTGTACGCTTCTTTGCTACCAGCTGTTTTTATTGCACATTTAGCATTTATTTTTTCAGCATACGCTAAACACTCAGGGCAAGTTTTTTCACTGCCAAACAATTTGTTTTTGCCACATTTCGGGCATAGTCCCAACGTTTTGAAAAACTCTCTATCTTCTCGATATTTATTCTTCTTTTTTTCGGTACATTCCTTACACAAAGTTTTATTTGGCATTGCAGGCTTACCACAATTAGTACATAAGCCATGTTCTTTTCTTTGACGATAACGCTCTTTAAGCCACTTCTTTTTATTTTCGCTATACATAATTTTATGGAGTAAAACCGGTTTTTACTGTGCACAAAACTCTTACTCCTTTCTTAGTTAGTCTACAATCTCATACTTATCTTCGTGAAATTCTCTATCTTCTTCATTAGAATAGGCTCTTTTACAATCTGTACAAAATTCTAAATGTATCTCTATATCTGTGCTGTTCTCATATTTACATCCTTTGCAATCATTCATTGTATAATCACCTCGCTAAATTCTTATTTTTTAACTGCTCGTTATTCCTACTTACCACCTGCCTTTACGATTTCGATTGATATTCCCAATCATCAGGAACGCCATCACGCATATTCCATCCCATATCTTCAACAGTGCAATGATGATATGGAAAGTACACCGCCTTAATCACTCTTCTGTAAAGTTTTCCACCATATCCTATACGCTCTACCGTTGCCAAAACTTCATCCGAGCATTTTCCAACATCGCATTTTGGCACTGTATTTTTATTCCATTGAGCCATTTTCTCCACCTCTCAATTCTTCGAAATAGAATTTTACATCGTCAGACACATACTTAACGATTCCAAACCGCTCCGCCACTTGATAAGGTATGCTGTCACGCATAAGCCTTTTATGTATTTCCGAAAGATACTTTCGAAATCCCTCGACATCTAAAGTGGCTTTATAGTGGTTGCAGCTCCTACAAGCTGGCATGTAATTTGAAATGTCGTCTGCTCCACCTATCCTAAGCGGTGTTGCATGGTCTACCTGCATATCTTTGTAAGCTATTTCTGTACCACAGTAAGCACAATGTCCGTTATACATGAGATATACAGATTGTCTCACTTTTTTAGGTATTG